AAAGTAAATTCTGCTAAACAAACATTAAGGCAAGGTATAATTAAAGAAAAGGAAGATGTAGAGTCTATTAAAGATTTGTATAATGTAGATGATGCTGGAGCTAATTCTATAATAGATAAAATATTAGATAATGATATAAAAAAAATAAAAGAAAAAAGGGGGAAAGGTATTCTATTATCCCCCATAAATAATCTTTAGAATTATTTTTGGTCTGTTTTCTCCTCTATAAATTTATCAACTGTATAAGGTGTAAGAAATTTTACACCAGAAATTGTGACAATAGGCAACTTTAATTTTTTGAGTTGCCTTAGTATGCCTTTGCTTTTTATTCTATCCTGATCTTGCTTACTACAAAATGATCTTAGTTTATTTGTAAGATCATCAATAGATGAAAGGTTAAGCATATCAACATAGCTTTGTGATGAATCATTTAAACTAGAAAGGGATTGTTTCTTCATTGATCTCTTCCTTTGGTGGTGTTTCTGATTGATCTTCAACTTGAGGTTCACCAGACATATCAACAATATTATTATCTTGTTTGTCTTGGACTTGTATCTTGAGATATGTTTCTTCACTGTTAGGTTTAGTATTAATCCACATAGCTACTCTTCTTTTATCTCCGAATGGTCCAGAAAAATTAGGTGCGTTTTCATTTGCACCTTCTTCTCTAGGATACATAGTACCTATCTTTTGGTACAATCCATAGTATGCTTCACCTTGCATATTTTCCTGACGAACAAGAATGGAATCGGTATCAATTCCATAACTGTTTATTTTACCGACACCTCTCATTGTCTGGTCTTTTCTTGGTTTCCATAGAACACCTTTGTCGGTGTCGTCGTATTGTTTTTCTTCAGCCATAGACTGCTCCTTATTTTTTTAATGGGTTGCTGGTTGTGATTCCATCAGTGGATGGTTTACTACCAATCCCTGATGCTTCGTTGCCGTCGTCATCTTCTGATGGAAGGGCAAACAATGCTTGTATTGAGTATCGCTTGGCATAAGTAATACCACCACCTAATTGTTGTGGATTGGTTTTGTCTTTACAAGAAACTGGAACTGATACCATTCTCTTTTCTTTTGTAATGGTATGTTCCATTACAGCAGTGATAATTACATTACCAACTTCTGTTATGGTTGTTTCATAGTAATGGATCAAACCAAATTGATTGGCTTCTCGACATGCTTTTAAACAAGACTCTAATGATGCATACTTATTTTTATGAAATGGATTAGTAGCATCTTTGTCTACTTTTATATTTAATTTTTGAAATGCTAGGAAAGCAATAGCCAAATCATTTTTGATTTGTACTTTCGGTGGTTGTTCTACTTTAGATACTATGTTATTTTGTTTCATAACTGGTCACTCCTTGGCACAGTTGTAAAGAGGATGTAGTTGTATTTGCGTACTATGCTACATCCTCTTTGTTATTGATTAAGTTAATATTACGTCGACCTGATTTACTGCGTACTACTTCTAATCTGTCGCAGTAAACTGATCGTTCATTACTCTCAAGTGTATTGAGAATTTCTTTCTTTGCTAATTCAAATAATTCATGTGATGGTTTGTTCTCGATATACTGGTCAACAATATTTGCCCAATAGTTATTGCCACTCATATTACGAGCAATCGTACCATCAATAACAATGTCATCAGTTGGTACTACTTTGAGTTTGGTTTCACCCATTGGTGGTGCTTCGTTATCTTTTACATAACTCCAGAACTGAACAACTCGTTCCATAATTTGATAAAAGTAATCACTATTATATTCTATCTCAAGACAATCATATTTATTATTGCCAAAAAATACTGAGAGATAACATCGAGGTATACTACTAAGAAACATATAGGTCTGTACTTGTGGCATATACTGTTCACGAACACGATGCATAGAGTTAGCTTCAAAGGTATGCTTACATTCAATGATATAGTTTTCTAATATATTAGCAAAGTCTAATGTTCCTTTTAATGGAACACCACAACATTGTTTTTCAAATGTAGACTGTTTATGTTCTCTGTGCTTTTCTTCTGGTCTTTTGACAGCATCACCCATCTCTTTAAAGAACCATTCGATATTAAAATCTTCTGTGTTCACACCCATTTGTACTGCCAGGTTATCAGATAAATCGACGGCTCTTTTACGACCAGTTTTAACTTCCCATATTTCATACCAGTTACTAGGGTCTTGTAGCCTGACGACGTCAGAACCACCGATGAAACCTTTTCTATTCATGATGTTTGCTCCTCTTCTGTTGTTCGATTATGCATTATTTGCTTGTCATATGCAAGTGATTTAATGCGTTTATGCAGTTCATGGTACAACTTTTTTCTTACATCCATCAGATGCCCACAAACTTTTATGATCTCGGCATAAGCTGGATACCATTTTAATTCTCTGGTTAGATGATTGATAGAATAAATAATGATATCGGCTGGTATCTGGTCATCATAATTAATTAACTGCACTAAAGATTTAATCTTTAATGTCAAATCATCTGACTTCATACTTTGTTTAGTCTGAACAGCTAACATAACTGTCAATCGTTTGATTAGTTCATCATCCGTTAACGGCATTAAGGACTTAACCACTGTCTTTAATGCTTCACTTAGTTCATCAAGGTCACTGTTATTAATATCAATATGATCTACGATAACTCCATACTCGTTATCGTATCTTTCCTGAAATTTAATTTGATAGGATAGATCGTACTGTATCTGTGAGCGAAGCTGTTTCTCTGTTTCCAAAGGCTTTTGAGTTACCAGAGTTTGAACTGCTGATCTTCTTTCCTGATCGGTCAACAGATTCGAACTGGTGTATTCTAGCGCACCAGCTTCTATAGTGGTTGAAGGGAACTGCGATACGTTCTTTGGCATAATATTTTTTATACTTGATAACTTCTTTGTCATGATCTATTTCTCCAAACTCATTGTTTAATAGTTGTTGTTGTTCTTTACTTGGAGACCAATTAGCAAAAACTTCTTGCACTCCACTGCCGACGTCTTTATTTATTCTTTCTCTATTAGGGTGTCTCTCTGACACTGGTGGGGTGTCTGTGAGACACTGGTTCTTTTCAAATCGAACAACTTTATATTCAAAAAGAAACTCATAATGATTAGACTTGCCACGATCAGGATGTTTCTTGATTAGCTTTAAGTCTACTAACTTTTTAAGGCATCGAATAACTGTGCTTCTTGAGAGTCCAGTTACCTTTACAAGCCTATCGAGTGATGGGAAACAATGACCTGAGTTACTATTCTCATGGTGCGCTAATGAAACAAGCACCCATTTAGCCAGGCTGTCTACTATATTAACATCCATTGATGCACTAATTCTTTTAAAGCTCATTTCATTTTCCTCTTGTAATGCATTAATGCATTTGTTATTAGTTAAATGTTCCTCTCGATAGAGCCTTAGCTCTGTTTCTACACCTCTCAGTTCCTAAAGCTGAGAGGTGTTTCTTTTATATGTAGTTCATATCTCCCCATTGAATAGCCATTGCCCTTGCAATGCCGTGATAAAATTTACTGCGTATCTTCCATCGGTCTTTGGATGGTGGTGCTTTATGGCACTCATCTCTGGCTGTACTTCCATTTACAGTACCAGTTGGTATGAGTTTGGGTAGGTTCTTGAGCCATAGGCAAGTTCTTTTCTTCACATTGTCAGCACTGTCGTCGTCATTGGCGAACTGCCAAGGCTGTATGCTTTGAGAGAATGGCTGGTAGTTTTCGATCCTTTGCTTTGCGTGTTTGTGCATCACTGGATTTTCTACTGCCACTCTTGGTACGTCAGCATTGAGAAGAGAGGAGAATAACTTTGCTCCCTTCTCTAACTCATTCCACATTTGTTTGAGTGTTTTGTTTGGTGGTGGTTTACTCAGCCACCTTACACCTGAGTTACATAATCTTGTGCAAGGTGGGTGAGCGACCATTAACATATCCCAGTTGTCTGATCTTAGGACATTCAGTACATCATCTTGGATATGTCTGTTTGTTGGTACATCTGATGGGAGGACATCACATGACCAAGCATCGTGACCTTGTTCAATGAATGCTTCTCGAACAATGCCTGATGTTTCACAACCGATTAATACTTTCATTTGTTATAATCCTTAATCATACGATGATCTTCTTCATTATCTATTGAATCAGTTACTAGATAACCTTGTTCAACCATGTGATTGATTAATGTTTGCTTAAATAAATGATGGTCAGAAATATAATCTGCTAGTAATCGAGCCATAAAGTCACCATCAAATTGATGTAACCCTTGACATAATAGCCATGAATACAAATCAACAGGGTCATGGCCAGTTTGTTTTTTAAAATCTTCGTAAGTAATTATCATAGTTTGTTCCTCATAGTTTAGTTTAGTAACACACCTCACCCCTCCCCAAGAGGAGGTGTGTTACTAAACTAAACTTGTTCTTCTTTCACTACATATCCTCCATTCATTAGTAATTTGACTACCAATTTGTTTATGCTTTTTATCCCAATCCCAAACACAAACTCTTACTTGAGAAGTTGCGTTACATGCACGAACTTCAAGATGATATTGTTCTCCATTAATTTTAAAGGGATACCAATTATCTTTAATGTTTTTCTTCATACAATTCTCCTTAATATTTTGAGTGCTGCTTTATTATTTATATTCACACAGAGATAGGCTTCACCTGATCTTTGTTTCATCACAAGAATATCCTTTGTGTATTTCTTATTATTTTTTCTGAGAATTTTATTGATGAATGACCAGCCTTTACCATCGGTCTGGTATTTGGATTCGACAATCAGCTTCTTCCTATCAAGCTGGATAATTTATTCCCTTGGAAATCCTTCCGTTGTCCCTGACAGGGGTGTCGCTTGGCTTTCCCTCCCCATTTATTTAGGGGGTCTTGTCACCCATGGCTCTTGTTAGGTCCTTTTTTTTTATT